TGTCCATAAGAAATAATTAGAATACAATTTACCATCTGATATATGTCGTTTAACTCTATGGTCGAATATATCCAATATATCATCTGATACCTTTACACCATTCTTTTCAATGAAATTATACACATCTATTGCTTCACTATTATATGGAGTATCATAAACCGAACTAACAACCTCTTGCATTTTATCAAAAACCTTATCACAATATTCTTTATGTTTAACCAATGGAATGATTTGATTTACATTCTTCATATTATAGTATTTGTTATTAAAGAAATCATATGAATTTATTCTTATGTCCTCAAGATTCATTGGTTTATTTGTTTTCCACCAATTCATATAATTCACATCAATCAATCTTGTATTAGGAAATATATTCATAAGTTTTTTCTTATCAGGCGTTAGATAGAAATTTGTTTGGTCGTTTTTTATATCATCAATGGATTCCTTATCACCACAATCTGGATGAGATAGACAAATAATTCTTCCCTCTCTATCACCCCAATGACGCACATATAGTAGAGATAAATCATTATCTTTATGCGATGGGTGTAAAAACCCATCCGAAAATATTGGAATTAATACAATCATAACCTTTATAATATATAACCTTTTTTATTTATAAAACAAGCTTTATCTTTTTTTCCAAGTTACATCTCCAAATTCAGATGCACTTTCTAATCTAAATAATTTATGATGTTGTATAGCTTCATCAATTGACTTGACATAAGATTGAATATCATTACCTTTTAACTCTTTATTATTAAGCACTATAACTCCTCCTAAAAAAGACAAAATGGTATAATTATCTCTTTTGTTTATAGGGACTTTATCAAATTCAAGCCAAAGTTGATGTCTAACTTTTCTAAATTTATCATAACCATCTAATGAAGTAGTTGATAATCCTCTATTGTATTTACTATCACTTACAAAATACATATTGAAAAATGACCTGTGAAACACACCTGTTTCCGACTTTAACAAGTTTTTATTAAAATTTCCTTCCTTTTTCCACTCAAAGTTTTTTTGTAATAATCCCTTTTGTAATCCAGTGGCTGAAAAAACAAAAACAGAATTTGTGGTTTTATCCGTTAAATCAAAATTTGTAAAACTATCTCCAATTTTTTCTGAAAATAGTTTTGTAAAAAATGATGGTGATAATGATATTTTTTTTGGTTTCTTATATAGATTAATATTTTGTGATTTTGGTTTAAGAAGCATTTCTGTCTCTAAAGTTGTACTCCAAGATTCAGGACTAATGTTTTGACTAACCTTTGTTGTTTTAAAATAAACAGATTCTCTATAATTTTTTGGTAAATAATCCACTGAAAAAATATCACCCGGCATTATTGAAGAAATACCATGTGTGGTTAATGTTAAACTAATTGGTGTTGGAATTGAAACTTTTTTATTTTCATGAAAATCAGTTTTACACTTTAGTCTAAAGTATTCTTCTAAATCTTTAGCAAATATTGTATTTGGAGTCATGGTTTGATTTTCACCATCTATTGGAAAAGTTCCAATTGGAGAATTTTCTTTGTTTAAATCGACTTCAAAATTTTCTAATTTTTCAGCATCTTCAGTAAGTTGTTCTTCATCAAAAGAACTAATATTATCAGCATATAATAAATTTTGATATTGTTTAACTATACTCTCCTCTTCTATTGTTTTTTTAACAATGTTGTCAGACTTAATCTGAGTTTGTTGTTCTGAAACATCTTTCCAAGCTCCATCTTTTTCTGCAAAATCATCTTGAAGATTTGGTAAATATCTAATACCAAGTCCAACATTATCATCTGACAATATCTGTCTTAAAGTTTGGTCTATTCTTTCTTGTTCAGAATTTATAAATAATGGAATATTCATATCTGTGTTTTGAATAGCTATCATGTTTTGCACATTACCCTTTGGTGTAGAATATGACAAATCCATAGATTTAACAATACTATTTGGAGAGTATGGATTAAATGTAAACATTTGAGGTTCATTGAACAAACTCTCTCCACCATCATCTCTTTTAAAATTTCTGTTTTCATCCACAACAGCAAGTGTTGAAAAATCTCTTGTTCCAGTGGTTAGTTTTAAATTAAAAACATTAAAAGAATCTTCATTCAATACATCTAATATTTGTACTATAGCATCATTAACTGAATTATTTGTTTTAAAAGCATCCTCTATAATTGTTAAATTTATAAATAACTCTCTTAATGGTATTCTTTTAGCATTTTTATCAAGTGTTACTACATTGAATTGGTCATCTACATATGATTCACCACCATCTTTAAATAAATCAAATGATTCACCACCAAGAATGGAATCGGAGGTATCAAACTCTTCAGGTCTTTTAGGTATGGTGTAACCTAATCTTTTTGCATTTTTTGTAAAATAAGTATCACTCCAATTTGGTGGATATAAAAATTTTAAATTAACTTTGTCACCTGATAAAGAGGCTTCTATATTTTGTCTTTTCACTAAATTTTCATGTAAGGATACAAAAGTTTGTGATGAATCAAATTTAGTTTTAAAATCATCCTCAAATACTAAACCCAAATCTTTATTCAATAACTCCTCTTCAAAAAAAGCCCAAGAAATGTAAACATTATTTGAACCTCTTATGGATTTACCACCCTCATCTAAAGCCTGCCAATAAACACCTGATGCTAATGATAAACTTGATATATCAACAACTTTAGAGTCTCCTGTACCATATACTGATTCACCAAAACTTCTCGCATATTTATCACTTTCTTCTTTTATACCACTACTAGAGTTCCAATCATTTCTTAAAAATCCTTTACCAAGAAATTTTGCAGCTCTGTTGATTATAATTGTTGACAATTCAGATACAAATTTATTTCTTAATTGATTTCTATCTGATAGTTCTTTATCAACCAAACCCTCATTTGTGGATACAATTTGTAATGAACATTCAAAACCACCATCTTCTCTAGCTTTTGCAGAGTAATCAACTACACTTCCGATAACCACCTCTAAATCACCATTTGAATTTTCAAGTATTTGTCCATCACCATATATGGAATCTTTTAATGGTTTTTTAGTTTCAACTATCTCTTTTTGTGGGTCATATATTCCTGATGTATCCCATCCAAAATCAACAACAATTAACGCACCTGGTCTTAAAAAATATTTCAAATAAATGTTTTCAAAATCTGTAAAGTTTTGAACAATAAAATTAACAGTCGTTCTTCTTATAGCTCCAAGAGTCCCTTCAGTTTCAGATGTTACAGATGTTATTCCGGCTGGTGGTTTAAAAAATTCATTTGTTTGCATTTCTGTTTTGAGTTGAGATTCTCCAGCGATACCAAAGTCTTTTGATGATAGGTTTCCAACTGAACCACCAGATCCCTCAAAAATAGTATCATTTGGATTTTGTAAATCTGTTGCGTTGTTGAAAATGTGATTTCCAATTGAATAAACCCTACCATCCATAGGAATCTGTAATTCATTTTGTATCATTTTTTTATCTATAAATTCAAATGGTTGTCCAGTATATGGATTTTTGTTTTTAATTTTATCATAACCATCCGCTGGAGTTGAACGAACATTTCCGGTTTGTGCCTCATAAATAAAATCTGGTGTTTTTGTTGAAATATCTGTTTTTGACTCTTCGTAATAATACAATTGAACAGCAGTCCACATTCTAACCCATGGTGTTCTCGATGATAAATCAGCCAATGAACCCTTACCATCAGGAGTTGAAAAATTAATTCCACCTAAAATTGAAGATGGTGTGATGGATGAATCTTCAATTTCTTCACCCAAACCATTCAATCGTGTAAAAACATTTTCACTACCAATTATGGATTGATTTGGCTCTGATGATTGTGCAAATATTTGTCTGGCTTTTAATTTATTCTTAACCGATGGGTGTATGTTTGCACCAAATACTCTATCGTTGAATTGTCCCATTGTAACCTACCTACCTATTGCAAATGATGTGTTGAAAGATATCCTTAAAGATGTTCCTTTTGGAACATTCATTGTACTTAAATTATTTGTTTGAGCTATAAACCACCACAATGTGGAATCTCCATAGAATTGAAATGCCAAATTATCCAACCTATCACCATCTTGAGCGATTAAAAATAAATCATTATTAGCTTCTGGTACTTTTTCATATAAAGTTGTATCGTATTTTAAAAATATTTTTGGTTTGTCATTAGTCACATTTGTTTTTCTTGTTCTTTGAGTTTTAGTGTTTTTATACCTTGACATTTTAATCTCCTAAATATCCGTAAAATTCAGTTCCCAATTCAGGTACTCTATCGTGAATTACTTGATATGATATGTTTGCTACAATGTGTTTTGGAACTCGTTGTCCTTGTCTAAACTCCCAAGGAGAATTATCAGGATAAGAATAATTAATACTCTTTATAAATCCTAAAAGTTCTTTATTTTCTTTACCAAACAATTCACCAAGTCTAAATTTAGTCAATGGTGATTTCATTCTAATTTTTCCTGTTAAACTTGTATTGTCATTTATCGGTGGTTGATAAAGTGGATAACACAAAGATGTTAATTGATTTAATTTACCATAAATAGCATTTAACTCATCCTCACTTTGTGCAAATAATTTTAAACCAAATGTTATATCCCTTTCAGCTCTTGTATAGGTGTAAACAGGTTCACTTCTTCCAATATAATTTTCTGCATTCCATGATGGTGATATGTTTTCTGTTAATCCTTCTACATATCCTCTAAATATTATAAATGTCTTGTCTCTTAAATCTTGAAAATATAATGGATATCCATTTTTTGAAGATTCAACTATATTTTTACCACCCTCACCATAAGCATCTTTTAAAGTTTCACCAGGTGACATTGGTAAAGTAGTTACTAAATCACCACCCCGTAATCCCATTCTATTTGGATAAAAACTTCTAAAATTATCACTACCCTCATTGTTACTATTTGATGTTGCTTTAGCATAAGGATTATCACCCAATTGACTATAAGGAGTTGTTTGTTGAAATTCTTCAAGTAATCTATCATTTTCACTTTGTTGATTTGGTTTTTTTACTTTTCTAACTCCAATGGGTTCATGAGTTAAATTTCTTGGATTTCTCCCCATGGTTTTTGCTTTACCACCAAATGAACCACCAGTTGTAATTGATGAGAATGGATTTCTTAACTGAACTTGAGGAAAGTCTATATCTACTCCGGTAACAGCTTGAAAAATATCACCAGCTGTATCTAATAATGCTGAACCAACACCTGGTATTAAAGAAACAGGACCTTGAATAACATCAGATAAAAATGCCCCAACACCTGAAACTAATCCTCCACCAATGTCACCAACTATACTGGCTGCTTGTGACGCTAAATTCGATTTAAAACTAATTATATTTTTTAAAAATTCAGGAGTTTTTATTGGAGCTCCAAATCCACTTTTAATTTTGTTTGGATTGACGAAATCATTTACACTAAATGTAGCGCCACCTGGCAATACACTTTGTACAATATTATCAACAGCACTTATTCTACTTATGCCACCACCCTCAAAACTTAATGGTGATTGAAATCCTATTGTTAATAAAGGATCACCTTGAACAGCGTCTTGAAAAGTATTACTCGGAAAATCTCTTAATTGTAAATCTCTTGGAGGTGATGATGGTGGTCTACCTGATGGTGATTTATCTCCACCATTCGGACCAGCTACTTGAAAAATTATACCTCTTGTGTCGTCAGGATTTTGTTGTGACAATGCACCTAAACTAAAATTTGTAGTATTTTCAAAAACCGTATCTTCATATCTTGGTGCTTTAGTGTCATTTACCGTAACAGTCCCACCCTCAACTTTTATTTCTCCAATTAAATTCTGAATAGTATCTATACCAAATGTTTTATTCACTACAGAATTAAATATTTGATAACCAGCTTGAGCAGTTCCAACAGCGTCTGTAAATCTTTCTAACAACCCATCTCCTAAAATAACCCCACCAGTTATTTGTCCTAATGGACTTCTAATGGTTTCGGATACAAAACCCAATCCTTGTCTAAACCTATTATCAATAGGTGTTGATGTGTTTTCAAATGGACTTTTAAATTCACCAAATCCAAGTCTATTGGATGTTAAATTTTCTGTATTGATTTCAATTCTTCTTGTTTCAAAATTACTCGTTACATTAATTAAATTTGAATCTCCAAGAAAACCATCACCAACAGCGTAACCCGGATTGTTAAAGTTTAATGTGAATCCATCAATTGGTTTACTCAGTGGTGGGAAATAAGAATTAGAAGGTCCAAAAAAGTTAACGGCTTCAACTTCAGGTCGTGGATAAATGGATGTATCGGTATACCTATCTCTTATTTGAGAATTATTATTTCCAGCTCCTTCTGCAAATATACTTTTTAAATTTTCTAAAGCCACTTTATTTCTCCGTTATGTATTGGCTGGTGTTGAAACAATCTCTAATTGATTATTTGTAATTCTTGTTTGTAATTTTTGTTCTTTTATAGCACTAACAACGGATTCATTCGCTCTCTCCATCATAGTACCCATCTGAGTAAAAAATGTATCAAGTGGTAATATGGCTTCAGGTCCTGCCTCACCAATTTGAGCCAATGTAGCACCAGTTGTCACACCACCATTTGCTAGTGCTGGTATGGCTGTTGTTGTACCACCACCACCAATTATGGCATTAATTGGAGACAATAGAATTTCTAACGCTTTACCAATTCCAACTAAAACTTGTAAAACAATATTCAATATAGGACCTAATGAATTTGTTAATGTAGCACCAAGTGATTTTAATGAACCGGTTAATTGTGTTAATGTTGATATACCTTTTTCACCAACTAATTCTTCAAATCCTGGTTGTCCAGCCAATTGTTGAGCTAATGAAACTGCTTCTTTTTCTTGAGATACTATTTTTGCTAATTGTTCAACTGATAAACCAGCAGCTTTAGCTAATGACTCTCTTTGTAAAACATTTAATTTATTAAATTCAGCCTCTGTTCCTAATTGTTTTATCAATGATTGTTGAGCTTCATCTATTTTATTAGCTAAAGTTAATCTTCTAACTTCTTGTAAATTAATATTTCTACCCAATAATACCGAAGCTTCTCTTTCATTAGCTAATGAACTTTCAATATCTAATGTTTGTCTTAATGCACCTGCTACATCATTTAATGACACCCCAAGACTTTTTGCTCTAATGGCTGCTTTTGCTAAATTCTCTACAGTTCCATCTGTAAAATTAGCTATAGATTCACTTGAACCAGCTATGTCTCTCAACACAGCTTGAGGAGCTACATCATTGGCTTTAGCCAATAAAGCAACTTGTTTAACAAAAGTTTGTGCCGTATCAGCCGATAACCCACCTATTGTGGATAAAGAACCAATTAATTTAGCACTCTCATCTGTACTTAACCCTAAAGCAACAGATGTATCTATGATATTAGCTGTTAAACCAATGGATTCACTTAATCCAAATCCAAACTCATCTGTTAAAGCTTTTGACACAGCTAAAACATCTTCAATACCTTTACCAAGTTTATTTACTTCAATTTGTGAAGCCAATATACTACCTGTTAATTCATTACTTTGTAATCCAATAGCACCAAACTCATCACCAATGGCTTGTAAATTAGCATTAAATCTTAAAAGAACAGCAGCAGCGGCTGTCGCAGCTCCACCAAGTCCTAACATACTTTTTACATTTCCACCAAGAAGGTCACCTATCCCACCAGCTTCATTACCCAATAATCCTTTTATATTGTCAAATATACCCGCAGTCTTGTCTCCACTAGCGTTGACATCATCCTCTCCTTTTTTTGTTTTCTTAATTTCATCTGTGATTTGTTTAGCTTTGTCAAGAACATCTGAAAATGTTGTCGAAAGGTTTTCTAATGGTTTTTCTAAATCCTGCATAGCAGATCCAATATCCTTAACACCTTGTTCGGCTTTATTTAAGTCAATTGGTCTACCTTGTGCATCATATAATTTTGCCATTTAGAATATCTCCATTAATGATAATATACATTTCATCATATATAAATATCAAAAATGATTAAAATTATCTTCTAAATCTTGAAACAGGTTTGGATTTTGACACGTTGGCTTGTTTGATATTATTAGACATTTTTTCTCTTGATTTTTCTATTTCTTTGATTTCTTTCTTTTTAGTTTCAGATAGTTTTTTAAAATAGAATCTTCTCAAATAAGTGGGCATGGAATACACATCATCATGTGTGAATCCAGCACCATAATATACTAATTCAAATATTTCTCTATGGATTTCTGCTCTATGTTGTGGTTGTAGGCCAAAAAAACTCGACAGTTACAGGTATGGCTACCTTCACTGTCTTACCCCCTCTCTCAACCTCCTGTATGAGTTCAATATCGGGAGATATTCTAGATATTTCATTTCTTAAAGCTAGTGAATCTTTAGCCAACATGTTTTCAACAAATTGATTTATTGTGGATTGGTCTGTGTTTCCATCAATGGATTTAATAACATGTCTCAAACGAGTTGTTATTTCTTTTGAAATTGATGGATTGATTTTATTCATTGATTCCAATTCTTTTATTATGGATTGTTCTTCTTTTCCTGTTAAGAGTTTGTAACCAATTTTTGTTTTAGATACAGGTAATTCAAATTCAAATTCATTTGAGGTTACATCTTTTGGAGTTTCTTTAAATGGACAATCTGCTAAATTAAATGTATGTGTGAATTGTTCATTTGTATCAGGATCTGTTATTTCAACAGGATATTCAGGTCCATAGGCTAATATTCTAGCCGCTACCATAATAGCATTTTTGTCACCTATGACTAAATCATCTAATGTGATTCCCTCTGTAACGATTAATGAATCCAATAATTTGTCAATCACTAAACCTTTTTTAATTAAGTTTTGTGATGTCAATATATCTTCTTCTTTTGCAGTCATGTATTTGATTTCTATTTTACCATTACTGATAGGACTATCAGATGGATATAGTTTTCCACGACTTGGTAAATCTACAACCTCTGTTGGAAACTTTCTATCTTCCGCCATTTTATACCTCCAAAGCTCTTTTGAACCAACCATACCAAAATTTCTCTTGTTCTGGTTTATTTATAACTAAATTTGCATAATGTAAAATTCTATATGATTTAACTCTATTGTGTTCTACATTCTGTACTGCTTTTAGTGTTGCTGGACCCATACCTCCATCAACCTTTAATTTTGCACCTTTTCCATTTGCTGCTCTTTGTAATACCTTTACTGCAGTTCCCCTACCTTGATTAACACACATGTCAAAAAAGATATATCGGAGTTGTTCAGGTAATTCATCAACACGATTTTTATCCCAATAATCACGTTTGTAGATTTCTTTTGCTTGTTCTTTTGTTAGATTTTTGATATCAACATCAGGATAGAATCTTTTTGTGATTCCATAGTTGGTTTCCCCACCCAAATCAGTAGGGTCGTTCACATAACCACCTTCATGTTTAAGAACATGTTCTATAATTTCATCAAATGTTGTCATAATATAACCTTATTTTAATATTAGAATTGTAATATTGCGTAA